GTTGCTTTAATTTCCAGCATCTGTGCCGGTGTGGTTGTGCCTATGCCGACCAAGCCCGTTGACCCTATACGTACCCTCTCCGTTCCAGCCGTAGAAAATGCAACTGTATCAGCCGCAGGGAAGAATTGACCCGTATCGGCTGTGCCTGTGGTGCTTATAATAGACGGTAACGCCGCGCTACCTGCTGCGACTGTTGTGATGCCCGTGACTGCTAAAGTTGATGAAAACGTGCCAACGGCAGCGGCTAATGTCCCCGTAACTGTTGGAGCAGTTAACGTCTTATTTGTTAGCGTTTGGGTATCCGTTGTTCCAACCACTGCACCGGCAGGGTTGCCTGCTCCACCAGCAGGAAATGTAACACCAAGAGTACCGTCAAGCGTAATGGTCATGTTATTTGCTCTCTACTGTCTCAAGTTGGGACTGAGCCTGCTGCTTTACCTTGCCTATCAACTCAGCCACTTGCACATACGGTGCATTGCCAAGTGCTGACATTATCAGGTTAATTTCGTTCAGGGTCAGGGTTAGGGTGATGTCGTTCATGCTGTCTCCAGTGCTGTTATGCGGGCGGATTGAGTGTCGATGATGGCTTTGAGTTCTTGAATTGCGCTTACAAGGACAGGGAAAAGGTCTTGACGCACAGACTTGTATGGTTCTTCGCCCTCTGGCGGCGCTTCTTTCCACTCATCAATTAAGTCAGGGAATACTTGTTCAAATTCTTGTGCAATAAACCCACGCGCATTTTTGGTGTCTGCGCCTATGCCTTCTTTCCAATCAAAAAGACGCGGTTTAAGCGCCATAATTTTATCCAAACCCACGTCAAGGTCACGAATATTTTCCTTGTACCGGACATCAGATATTGAGCTAATGCTGGTGCTGACCGCAAATACAGTCCCACCACTGCTTACAGCAAATTTTGCTGTTGTAACGTTTGTTCCACTGTACAAGTCAGCCGAAGATGAAAATGAGTTAATTCTTGCAGTTGCTGTAGTGCCTCCCACTATCAAATTACCGCCGGTATCAATACGCATCCTTTCTGTTGTTCCTGCATACCAAACATGCTGGTCACTACTTTGACCCGTACGATAATTTAGCTGTGTACTAGAAACACCAAAACCATAAATAATGGTAGAGCCATTATCGTACAAGCGAATCTTCCCAACATCATATCCGTTGGTATCAGCATCTGTGCTAAAAGCTAATTTTGCACCGGGACTAGTTGTCCCAATACCAACGTTACCGCCAGATGGTTGTAAAGACAAAGCACCAGCATTTGAAACCCCGTCCTCACCAGTCTGAATACTCCACACGCGTGATGCCTGAGTGGCTGCGCCAGTGGATGAAATAAGCATCTCGTTTGCGTTTGATGCGTCATTACTTTTGAATACAGCGATGGCTCTGGATGTCGTGTCAGTCTTTGCAAAATCATATTGCACACTTAGTCTTCTAGACGGTGTACACGCTATACCAACATTACCGCCTGACGTTACGCGTATCCTCTCCGTTCCACCAGTGCTTGCGGCTATCGTATCAGCAGCCGGAAACCAGAAGCCTGTGTTTGTGTCGCCAGTCGTTGTCAATGCCGGTAGCAGTGCTGTACCTGCTGCAACAGTTGTGATTCCTGTGACTCCCAACGTGCCTGCTAACGTGACACCCTGAGCCGCACTTATAGTTAAAGCAGTCGTACTCGCTGTCTGTAAAATCAATATGCCCGAGTTATCGGCAGTTGCTACTATACCGCCCACACCTACCGTAGTTGCATTTATAGTCGAACTCATATCAAAGTACCATCCATCGGCTGCCGCTAGGTATAGTAACCACCACACCGCCCGATATAGTCATTGGCCCGGTTGCTGTAGCGTTATACCCTGCGGGGATTGTAAAAGAAGTAGATACCGTACTGTTGTTTAAGACTAGCCCGTTTGAGGCGGCTATCTGTGGCGTTGTTAATGTCCCTAACGATGGGTTGTAGGTTAAGCTGGCATTAACATTCGCCGTTGTCAGCGATCCGCTTGTGGAGGCATTAAAAACAGGGAAGAAACTGGCGTTTGTTGATGTTGTAGTCACCGTGGCTCCCGCAACGCCCCATGTCGGCGCACCCGCGCCCGCAGAGATTAAAGCCTGCCCGAGCGTACCAGCAGCCGTATAAGCATGTGCTGTACCTGTGCCATACCCTACTCCGCCAGCGGTTGCCGTGTCTGTTGAATTAGTACCACCATTGGCAATAGGCAGTACCCCGGTAACCCCCGTAGTCAGCGGAAGCCCTGTTACGTTAGTTGCAATAAATGCGGCTGGGGTGCCTAAACCTATAACATTACCCGAGGCATCTAGGTATACGCTCTTGGAGGATGGGTAGGTTACAAACACATCTTTGCTGTTTGCGGCAAAGTTAACCAGTGAATTGGCGTTGGAAGAGGACAAAACCGTAGTCCGAGACAGGGTTGTACCCGATAAAGTGTACGTACCTATGCCAACCTCAAAGTCTCCCGTGGTGGCGTCAACAATGCCGTAATAGGTGGTATTAGCGTCCCCAATGACTGAAAAGGCTTGAAATCCAGTTACCGCACCCGCGAGCGTGAGTGTACCTGTACCAGAGGTGGTACTTGTTTCTCTAACCCTGTCTTTTACAGCAAGTGCCATAACCTACTCCTATGCCGTTACAACGGGTGTCCATTGGGTAGTGTCTGAAGTATCGACATTCTGCCACGTTCCACTACTATTAGCAGCGATTATTTCCCAGTTAACAGTGTCTGAGGTGTCTATTATTTCCCATAAAAACCTGCTTGAAATCGCATCAGTAGCGGTAACCAGCTCTTGTATGTTAGCCATAAACGTGGCGGCAGCGGCATCTGAATCCGATACTGTGACTGTTTCTGACATGCTGGTTACAAACGTTGCTTTTGCACTTATTAAATCAGACCCTGTAGCCGTTTCCGCTACAGAGGAGCCAAACGTTGTGTTAGACGAAATAGCATCTGAGGCTGTGGCTGTTTCCGCGACCGCCGAATTAAACGAAAGTATAGAAGAAACAGTGTCGGCGGCGGTTACCGTCTCCGCCACAGACGAGCTAAAAGAGACGCCAGCAGTATTTAATTCCGATCCTGTCGCCGTTTCCGCCACATTTGCGGGTAAGTCTCGTAGGGCGCTTATGGAATCCGAGGCTGTGGCTGTCTCCGCTACAGCGGAAAGAAACACCACTATAGTAGAAACAGAGTCAGACCCAGTGGCTGTTTCCGCTACGGATGAGCCAAATGTCGTTATTGAGGAAACAGCATCCGAGGCGGTAGCCGTTTCTGCCAAGGATGAACTGAAAGAAACGCCAGAAGATACTAAATCAGCGGCTGTAGCGGCTTCCGTTACGCTCGTTGGTAGAATTCTTGATGCACTGACCGTATCAGAGGCTGTCGCCGTCTCTGCAATAACCGAGAAATATAAGTTACCAGAAGATACCGCAAAAGGGCCTCCAGCAAACGTGCCAAAGCCTAATAGCCCCTCAAGTGCTACGGTAACAGGCATGAACTAAAAGAGGCGGTTAAACCGCCTCTAGATCGCTTTCAATAAACCAGCGACTTTTATCCTCGCCAGCATCAACCCAGTCAAGAAGGTAGAAAAAGTTACCGTCTTCGTCCATACGTAACGCCTGAACCGGGCCTTGTGGTATAACCGCTGAGAGCTTTACTTGCTGCCCTTTTATAAATTTAGTAGCCATATATCACCTATTAAGCTGCATCAAGACTGAATTGGTAGGTCACGGTCAGCGTGTCTGCACTAACTACAGCACGGTCTCCCGGAGCAGCAAAGTCAGAGGCTGAGAACAAAGTGCCTGCTGTACCGCTTTTGGCGCTACCTGTGGTTAAAAATGCACCACCTACAGTTGTTGTAGCGTTAATCGTAAAGGTAGCCGGTGAGGAGGTGTTGCTTATAACCGAGGGATCTGCCGTGGTAGCCGTGCCAAAAGTAGCGGCTACGCGGGTAGCTTGCGAATAATCAATTACCTCTGTCCAGCCTGCATGTGAAGACATAGTATCCGCAGCGGCAGGCGTATTACTTGACGCAGCGCCATAAAGACCGATAAACCAAGCAGCGGTATACGCAGAACCACTAAAGTACTTCGCGTTCATATCCTGCAAACCCACGTTTACCACCAGATTAGGAGATACAGACTCCCACTTCAGATTGCCGTCTTTATCGAAGCATTTAAGGGTAAACACACCACCGCCCTTAACCTTTTCTTGAGTGCCCTTAGCTACGGTAATACCGGCAGCCATAAGCTCGTTTGTCCCTGCTGCGTTGTTAATCATAAAAATTCCTCACTAAGTAGAAAGTCGAATTAGAGCCGTTGTACTAGACGCCGTAGGGAACGTCACCTGAAGCGTGGTAGTCGATGTCTTGTCTGACCCAAAATCTAGCACAAACATAGCCACAGTGCCACCAACCTTGTAGATTAAAGCCCCACGCGTCGTAACAGCCGCCGTCCACGACACATCAGCGAAGGTAGTATAAGCCACCCCGTCATTAAACGCCTGCGTAGGTGTCAGTAATATGCCCCCCGCCGTATAGCCTGAAGCCACAACTTCACCTGTGGTGGTATAGATTGCTGTAGAAGCGTCCAAGGTCGCTGAGTTTGTATACAGAGCAAGTTTAAACACGTCCGTTGTGCCAGTGCCAAAGTCAAAGTCTGCTTTAGGTAGACCTGCTACGTAACTATCACATGTGTAGTTGCCGGTAAACGCCATACTATTTCACCGGGTACCGTGCTTGACCAGACCGGTAGGCGTCCGTGCGCTCCATGCCATCTCCCAGTCTCTTCGCCAGAGCAAGTGCATCGTCGTAGCGTTTCTGGTAGTTTCCTATGGTGTCAGGGTCAGCTCTCATAAACGTAAAGGCTTCCATTAAACTCCCATAGAGCAGGACAGAATCAAAGTTATCTCCCAGCCATGTTGTACTGGCAGTGACAATAGACTCGGGGTAGTAGTAATAATGCAGTTCCACATCGTAAGCAGCATCGGGTGTAGGCCCCAATATAAATGATATTTCAGCGGTTATTACCGGTGGGGTTGCGCTCGTAGTGGTCGGCCCAAACAACGCATAATACTGTGGTGCAGCGGTGTCTGTAGGGCTTGGGAACGCAGCACGTATAAAGTTCACGTCTTTGTTTAGCATAAACTCATAAACACCGGTTGCATCTATAACCGCAAACGAGTATACCGCCAGAAAGTCGCTTGGAGCAGACAGGTATTTATTGTTTGCTGAGGTTATGCCGTTTACGTTCTTACGTAATAACGGGAACTGGATGGTGTTATAGATGCGCTGCTCTGCCTGCTCAACGAACGTAGCTATCTGATCTGCGGATGTAAAAGACCCCGCTGTTGACGGAAATTCATTTTCCGCATAGCCCTGTATGGCAGAAGATAGCTCGGTATAATTCACGTTAGCCCATCTTCTTGCTGTGGCTATTACCGCGAGTAGTGTGCGTGGTTCCGCGAGTACGCTCGGTTTGGGTATTTGCTATGTTATTAGGATAGCCGTTGTTACCCAAGTCTGTACCAGCTTTACCATTCTCATGTGGAGCAGCGTAGACAGAAGCCTGTCCCACTTCCTTACCCATTACTTTATGACTGAACTTAGCCATTAACGCCCCCTGCCTGACGAGCTTTTCTGGTTAATAACCTTAGTCATACCGCGTCCATATTTCTTCATATCAGCGTTTGTCTTGCCGCCTTTGGCAAAAGTAGGTGTTTTACCCGGGTGCATCCGCTTTTCATGTTTACCTACAGCCTTTTCTGGAGTTATCTTAGCCATTTGTTCAATCCTCAAGTAGTCACAACAGTTACGGTGCCAAGTTCTATAGTCAGCACCAAATTATTAGGCGTTAAACCGTCATCATTTGCCCTACTTCCACCAACAGGTGCCCAACCCCACTGGATAATTCTGCTACCGCCAGACGGGTTACCGTCATCGTTCAAGCCAGACTGTATATACGATACATCCGGTCTTGGGTTACGCAACGCCTGTGGGTCGTCAACAGGGTACATACCTAACTGCAACTGCGGTTGATCTGGCTCCCAGCACGTTGGACATACCAGAATATTCACATTCTTGGTCTTTATCACCAGCCGCTTTAGTTCTTTCAGTTTATACCTAAACCCGCACCGATCACACTCGGCTATGGCTTTCTTGCCAGAAGCAAAATTATTAGGCATACGACTTAATAAAACATCTGTCTAGGGGCTAGACGC